TGGGGCGCGTGGCGAAGGCGGTCAATTGACGAGCGTTTACTTCCAAATGCGCAAAGAGATTCAGGCGCTATCGACTGAAATCCCAATTGCCGCCGGTGAAATTGCAGGCATGGTGACTGCTGGCGCGCGCATGGGTGTGGCGCGCAACGAATTGATCGGTTTTGTAAAAACTTCAGCGATGATGGCCGAAGCATTTGAAATGCCTAGCGCCGAACTTGCAGACAGCATGGGCAAGATTGCGGGCCTTTACAAAATCCCAATTCCTGAAATCAATCGTCTTGCAGACTCTGTCAATTATTTGGATGATCAGACGCTGGCAAAAGCGCCAGGAATTATAGATTTCTTAACGCGGGTTGGTGGTGTTGCTGGTGCCGTGAAAATTTCAAACACTGAAGTTGCAGCGCTTGGTTCTACCCTTCTGACACTAGGTGAGCGCACAGAAACCGCTGGCACAGCGACAAACGCATTTTTCCAAAAATTGGCGGCGGCTGATAGCGGAAGTAAAAAAATGAAGTCAGCGCTGAAAAGCCTTGGGTTATCTGCAAAAGGCGTTCAGAAAGGCATGCAGGTCGATGCCATGGGCACAATGCTGGACATGCTTGATCGTGTTGGGAAAATGCCGGATGAAAAACGCCTTGGAATTTTGGTGGATATGGTCGGGCTTGAGCACTCGGACACAGTAGCAAAGCTGGCCACAAACACCGGCGAGCTGAGAAAGCAGATTGGTCTGGCAAATAGCGAAATGGCGAAAGGCTCGATGCAGCGTGAAAGTTTGGCGCGAATGGAGACAAGTGCTGCCCAGCTCAAGATTTTGAAGCACCAACTTGAGAATGTGGCTATCAATCTTGGGACGCTTGCATTGCCAGCCGTCAATAAATTTGCATCGGTTTTAGGGGGGGTGATTTCTGGCGTGACTGGCTGGGCCGAAGAGAACCCAAGGCTTATTGCATCGCTCGGATATGTAGCCGCCGGGCTTATCGCCACAAAGTTTGCTGGCATGGCTTTGGGTGCTGCATTTTTAGCGGCAAAAGTTCCAATGCTTTCATTCATTGTCGCCTCGAAAATGATGGGCGTTATACCTGCGATGATGACGCTGGTATCGGGGGGTGTAGTTGCTGCACTCACTGCAATTAAGGTGGCCGTGATGTCAAACCCTGTAGGTCTTTTTGTTGGTGCGTTGGTGACTGCTGGCGCTTTGATCTATGCCAATTGGGATGTGATTGGCCCGATGTTTTCTCGCGTTGCTGATGTTGCTGTCGGTTCGCTAAAAATGATTGGCGGTTCTGCGCTGTGGCTGCTGGAAAATGCACTACGTCCAGTCCTGTGGGCCATTGACAAGATCACAGGATCAAAGCTGCAAGATGGCATTGCGTCGATGCGCAAGGACTTGATGGGTGTTGGTCAGGTTCAAATTTCAAACGGGATAGCCGGGTACGACACCAAGAACATCGACGACGAGACAAGGCGAGAGGCTCGGGGTAAATTGCCCGAAAGTTTTGCGCGTCCTGTTCAAGTGCCAAAAGTTCTTATCGGTGGCGAGCCTCAAAATTTGAGCGACGAGACAAGGCGAGAGGCCAGAGGAAGCCTGTCGGAAAGTTTCTCCCGTCGAGCCCAAGTAACTGCCATGCCGAAACAGGAGGTCGGCGGGTCTATTGATGTTCGAGTAAGGTCTGATGGACAGGCCGTTGTTGATCGAGTTGAGGGGCGCGGAGGTCTTGAGGTTCGCGCATCCACAGGTTTGATGATGGGGGCTATGTGACCGTTCCATTCCGCGAGGCTTCATGGAGGGGAATCCGCTTCAATGTTCTGAGTTCTGATACAGAGTTCGGCAGGCGTGTGGTTACCCATGAGTTTGTCAAGCGTGACAAGCCTCAGCTTGAGGACATGGGGCGCAGGTCTCGCACGTATAAATTCTCTGGCTTTGTTGGTCTCACGTCATCCAACGGATTCAATTCGTGGGCGCAAAGGGACAGGATCATTGCGGCATGTGAGGAAAAAGGATTGGGTGTTTTGATCCACCCGATGTTTGGGCAAGTTGAGGGGATGATGGCCTCGGTAAAAGTGTCCGAGCAAACCTCAAAAAATGGCGGGATGGTGCGCCTTGACTTTGAGTTCTTGGAGGGTGGCGATGCTGAATACTCGATTCGCCCCATGCCAGAAACAAGAGCCAAGGTTGCAAGCGCCGCCGATGCAGTTTATGCGGCCATAGAGCAAGACCTTGAATCATTAATTAATCTTCCAACTCAGGACACAATTTCTCGGATTGAGTCCACTCTAAGAAATGTTGCAAAAATTTATAGGCAGGTTTCAGCCCTTCGCAATTTCAATGTGGCAACGGCACTGAGAATAATTGAGGGCCTGACTGGACTGCGTGTCGGCGGTCTATTTTCGGCTGCCAAAAATTTGATCGACGTTATCAAGGCATCAGACAACCAATCCAGATACAAGAAGTACACGGTTCCAAAACCAGCGATGACTTTGTCGGCCAACAAAAAAACAGAGGCCGCAAACGCTGCAAAATTGCAAGCCGGAATCCGTGCGGTGTCTGCCACAAAATCAGCTCAGACGGCTGTTGAGTTTTTGTCCAGCCAGCGCTACTCCTCTGAATCTGTTGGTGTTCGTGGCGTGGCCGCACGGATCACAAAGACCGAGGCGCGGGCATACAGAAAACAGGTTTCGATTGATCTGTCAGATGCCTACACTGAATTGTCAGATGCTGGGATGGACAAGTCTGCAATAGCCGTCCGCGCACTACAAACAAACGTGATTAAGACAATGACTGAAAAAAGCGAGTCATTGATGGATGTGGTTTATGCAAGCTCAGAAAATGGGCTTGTCGGGCCAGACTACGCGAGAGCTGCGCGGATGGCTTATGAGTTTTCTGGCCGACTTGATGACGATGTTTTGGTGGCCAGAAACAGAATCCGCCATCCACTTTTTATCCCGCCCATGGCTACCGTGGAGCTTGTCAAATGACGGCATCCAATAACGAGTTGTGGCTTAGGGTCAATGGTCTGGAGTATGGAGGCTGGGTTGGTGGCACGGTGACTAAAAGTATCCGGTCAATGGCTGGTCAGTTCAGTCTTTCGGTAAATGACCGTTGGCCGGGTCTTGAAGAATTTTGGGCAATTGATGCCGGGGCAAGCTGCGAGCTGGTTTGCTCAGAGGATGTCTTGATCAATGGATACGTCGATACAGTCGCAGCGGAGCACTATGAAAAAGACAAAGAAATCACCATCTCAGGAAGAGACAAGTCTGGTGATTTGGTGGACTGCTCAGCACCTGATCGGGAGTGGAACAATACAACACTTGACGCGCTGTGTCGTGACATTTGTTCACCGTTCAAGATACAAACGATAGGATCGCATGGTGGGCGTTTTGATATTTCCAGCGATGACGATTCCTGCGCCACACTTATTGAGCGGGCGGCCAAGAAAGTGGGGGCGCTTGTCTGGTTTGATGGTGCGGCCCTAAGGATATCCGACACCCCAATAATCGGTGATTGTGATGATGCGCTTGAAATGGGTGTCAATGTTAAATCGATGACCTACACAAAGGACAAGAGCGAGACCTTTTCACACATCACAGTCAAGGGTCAAAACAGAGGCTTCGGAGATTCGGCATCGCTGTTGCAAAACGTGGTCGAATCCGAAATGAGGTACAGGCCAAAAATCATCACTCAGTTTGGCGAATCTTCTGTCCGCGCCGAAATGGCCGCTTCGATCATGCTGGCAAAAGAAGAAACGATTGATGTGACGCTTGCGGGCCTGAGACAGTCGAGCGGGAAACTTTGGAAGCCTGGATACCTTGCGCATGTGCGTGGGCCATTTGTCAAGAAAGACGACCCCATGCTGATCGAGTCGGTAACCTATTCTTTTTTCCAGCACTCAGGGACAACAACTACGCTCAAACTTGTTCACCAAGACTCTTACCAAGCCGTGGCCGACAAGCGCAAGCAACGCCAGCAAAAGCTAAGGGTAGTCCAATGAGTCGTACTCATGATTGATGGTCAAATAATTAAAGCCATCCGTCGATTTTTCGATGGCGTAAAAGCCACAGCCAAAATCGAGGCTATGCGTGAGCGCCTGAGAGGCGCGGAGGTCATTGATGGTTACGGCTTGGCCGTGTATCCATACGACGGGTTGGTGGATGCGATTGTCGCAAAGCACGGCGAAAGCCACTTAGTCCTTGCGTGGCACGACAAACAACGCCCAAACGATTTGCAGCCTGGTGAGGTTTGTTTGTACGCAAACACACAAGCAGGATTCACGCGCATCACTTGCAAGCAAGATGGCAGCATTGAGTTGGCACCGGCGAATGGGAAAACTAAAATTGTTGGAGAGTTGGATGTGACCGATAAAATCACATCACCCGACATCACCGCATCAACCACACTTAAAGTCGCGGCCATCACCGTCGAAACGCACACCCACCCACCACACTGCAATGCGCCACCAGTATGAGTGATTTGATATTGAGACACGGGGACATTGACCCCACCGGATACCAGCCACCGCCTGACATCAGGGTCATCGGTGGGGATATTTCACTGGATGACGGAATCCTGACATCCATAGCAGCATCAATCCACACCGACCGACGAGTTGACGGTCAGCGCGGATGGTGGGCCGATGCAATTGAGGGTGAAAACTTCGGGTCAAGACTGTGGACGCTTGATGACCGCAATAGGCCGGAGTCACAAAGACTGGCGCGTGATTACATCGCAGAATCTTTGCAATGGATGATTGATGACGGGCAAGTCAAGTCATTCGAAATCACTGTTTCTTTTGAATGCGAAGCCTTAAAATACCAAGTTGTTGCCTGCGTAGGCGAAGACCGAATAAAGGCTACCGGAAATGTTTAAGACACTGAAAGAATGGGTGCAGCTTGGGCGATCAGAAATTGATGCGCTTATTGACGGCGCGGATTCTCGTTTGCGCTTCGGCCCCCTGAATGTCTTTACATCGATATGGGGCCAAGTCGCTCACGCGCTGCAAAGCCTGATCCGCTGGGCCATGCGCCAGCAATTTGCATCCACGTCCGATGACGAATATCTCGATGCTATTGGTGAAGAAATTGGAGTCCTTCGCTCGATGGCATCTTTTGCCACCGGGAATGCCGTGATATTTGGTACGCCCGGAACGGCTGTTCCAATTGGCTTTATTTTCCAAAGGTCGGACGGCATCCAGTACAAAACACTCAGCGCCGCTACGATTTTGGCGGGCGGCAGTGTGTCGGCAGAATTGATGTGTACTGAGCCTGGGGTTATCGGTAATTTTGATTCTGGCGGCGAGTTGCTCACGGTTACCGTGGTGTCTGGCGTGGATAGCGCAACCGTGTCAGACATGAGCGGCGGCGCAGACGAAGAATCTGATGATGCTTATCGAGAACGAATCCTACAAGCCAAGCGAACAGTGAAAGGCGCAGGAACTGTGTCAGATTGGGAGCGGTGGATTCTCGATTACTCCCCTGCGATTACACGGGTAAAGATCATTCCAAACGACCAAGCCCCGAACAACGTGGGAATTGTTGCTGTGCTAGACGATGGCGGAGTGATTGGAGGCGCTGGGTTTTATTCAGCTTTGCAAAGTCACGCTGATTCAATTGCTCCCATTGGGGCGGTTCCAGTTGTTCGCACGCCAGTCATTAAAACGGTGAGTTTTCAGATAGCCATAACGCCGGATACGGTGGCAACTAGAGATCAGGTAGAGGCCGAATTGCAGGATTTGATTTATGAATTTGGAATGCCGGGAGACTCGATTACCGTGTCTCAGATTTCTGGTGTTATTTCTCAAGCCCAAGGTGAACAGGATCACACGCTGGTATCTCCAGCGTCCCCGGTAATCATGTCTGATTCCGTGGTCTATGAGGTCGCTCAATATGGGGGCGTGACTTGGATTTAACTACCCGCTACGTGAGTCCTGTCGAGAGGGTGTGCGGGCACACGCCTGAGCAGTACGCGCGCGCACAGCTTGACTTGCAGCCGCTTGGGGATTTTTGGAGTCGTGACAATGACACCAAAAAGGCGGCGCTATTCCGTGCGGCCGGTGGTGTTTTTTCTGAGCTTGAGACTCTGATTTGTGATTGGATTGTGCAGCAGCGCGGATGCAATGCAGACTACATCACGCTTGAATTATTCGAGCAAGAATACGGGACACTCCAAGACTGCACTGCGCCCGTTACGCTGGCAGAAAGAAAGGCCCGCGTATGCGCGGCAGTGCGTGGGTCTAATGCACTTACACCAGACGAACTTCAAGAACTATTGAGACAGCTTCTTGGGTGTGATTCGTTGACACTGAGACTGGCGCGGCTTGATGAAGTTTCCACCAATCCAATTGTGATGTATATCGGAGGCATCACATCAGCCACAATTCCAAGTATTGATAATTGGTATGGTGACGATGGTTTGTACTACGCAGACTTGCAAAGCTACACCATCGATGATCCAGACTTTACTCAGAACGAATGCGCGGTGTTTGGTGATAACTGGTATTCCGATGAGGATGGGATGTACTACGCCGACCAGCAGGCTTACATCGTGGCAGACGATGCCAGTTCAATTTTGCTTGATTGCATTTTGAAAAAATACGTTCCAGCACACATTAAAATCATCTACGAATGAAAGGCAGAAAATGAACAACGTCAACAATCCACCGAGCGGACAAACAGCATCATTGATCACCACAACGGTGACACCTCCAGCAAATACACCAGCGCCATATAACGTGACATTTACGGGCCTAGTTCAGGGCACAAGCCGGTCAAATAGCAGCGAGGCAAAGGCGTGGCGAAATAATGCGATTTACGCCGAATTGCGTAACGTACTGCTTCGGGCAGGAGTAACGCCTGATGCAGACAATTGGGCGCAGCTTCAAGCGGCGATTGTTGCTATTGCTGACGAAAGAATTGGGAATCTTAATGCGTCAGCAGCCGAAACGATTGCTGGAACCAATTCAACTAAATACATTTCGCCTGATGACCTGAAGGCTACATTAGGTAGTGGTGCAGCATACTCGCTTAGTTTCAACCATACATACACAAGCGGGTTGTATCTACCTAACTTGACAACGCTCACTGAAGGCGGGCTTGTCATGCAGGCCAGGACAACATCGAGCGATGGGTTTACGCGCTACGCATATCAAGGTGTGCTTAGAGATGGTGGTGTTATTAGTGCCGAAGGTGGACTTGGTGTAAATCTACCCGGTGGGGTAAGTGCAGGCGTTTACGGTGTTGCACACGCGGGGGAATTTGCTGGTCACTTCAGCGGTGATACCAAGACAGTCGGACAAGCAGTCATCGATGCTGCTGGTGCAAACGAAGAGATTGCCATCGTTGCGCTTTCTGTCGCCAAAGCGACAACCATCAATCAGGCGGTTCGCGCCATCATTGCCAGTGGTACGGCTAATTCTAATTTTGGTACAACTACTACCGCGAGCGTGTCGGGTGACGTTTCTAGCGGAGTGAGTGTACCGAGTGGTGCTGCTGCTGTTGGGGTCTCTGGAACAGTTTACTCAACTGGATCAGGCGAGAAGATTGGCGTTCGTGGTGAATCACAATCGGCTGGTGGATACAATGTTGGTGTCTATGGTGTAGCCGCAAACGGAACAACGAACTGGGCTGGTTATTTTGCAGGCAATGTGTACTACTCTGGCTCACTGACTGCATCTGATAAACGGCTGAAAGAAAACTTTGGTGAGGCTCCTGACTTATCAGGTATTGAAATCAAATCATTCGACAAGTATCAGGAGTTGATTGGGCTTGATGGAAAAACTGTACGCACTTTGGTAGGTAGACAGACTGGTGTGATTGCTCAAGATGTGCAGGAAGTTGCCCCACACCTCGTACAAGAAGGGGGAGGATTCTTGGCTGTTCAGGAAAGCTCGGTTCTATTTTCCATGATTGATGAACTACGTAAGCGCGTGGCCGAGTTGGAGGTAAGATGAACATTGAATTAATTGCCATCCGCCTCGCAGCCTACCTCGTTACCGGAGTAGTGCTGCTCGTCATCCTTCTGTGGTCTTACGTCTATGTGATGGGTGTCAAGCGATGCCGTGACCGCAAGACATTGACACCGCTTGTCTATGCATTGTCGTGGCCGATTCTGGCGATCGGAATGACTTTCGATGTGTTTCTGAACCAGTTTTACTTTTCGGTCATCTGCTTGGACTTCACCCATTTTGGTACAGTCACCAGCCGAATGAAGCGGTACAAATACGGCGAATCATCGGCGTGGCAAAAGAAAGTTTCTGCATTCATTGAGCGCCACATTGACGATTTTGAAGATTCGCAAGACGGTCACATTTAACAAATTTTGAGGTGTCAAATTGAGCACAAATAGCTTGAATCTTTCCAGTTCATCGACTGGTGCTGTCGTTGTCAATTTTGGCGCGGACGCACCAACGACACCCGGGGCGGCAGAGGGAGAAAAGTTTTTCCTCACACGCGACGGAACAAGCGCCGGTGAAGTTCTTGCGGTCTACACATGGGATGCAACATCGTCTCAGTGGTTCTTGGACGAAACCGTCATTGATCAAAAGCGCACTTTTTACGTTGACCAAAACGGCCTTGATACTTTCCACGGGAAAGACATTGGACAGCCAAAAAAGACCATTGCAGGCGCTTTGGCCGCAGCCGGAAACGGCGGCACAATCATCGTTTGTGATGGCACCTATACCGCCGATCCAGCGATCTCCATCACAGCGCAAAACATCACACTGGCGGGGCAAACTCCTAGCGGTTCTGGCGGGGTCAAGACAAGCGTACCAGCAATTACAGCAACGGGCATCGGCCCCAAGATTTCAGCACTGCAAGCAGCAAGCCTGACGATCACGCACCCCGCAGGCAATGGGGCGCACACCAGCTCGCTGCAAGTGGCCGGGGAAACTTCGGTCACATCGCCCGCGTTTTATGAAGACCACGGCTCAAAGCTCGTCGGCAATGTCACGCTTGGTGGCGCTGGTGCAAAGTACCTGTATGGCACGCAGTTTGAGGGTGATGTCACTGTATCCGCTGGAAGTGGGCTTGTGGCTCTGGTTGACGCCATCGGAGACGGCGGTCTTTTGACCATCCCAGCGGGCGTGCCGTACTACTTGAAAAATGTCAGCGGGCTTTTTCTCAACATTGATTCGGGCGCTATCAACATTGTCGATCTTGTCAAAATCGCTCTCAGTCTTGACGAATCCGTTGCCATTGCTTCGGTCGAATCCATCTTCACAGCTTTGCGTAGCGAGGTCGGAATCCACTCTGGCGGGCGACTGTCGTTTGATGAAGTTGCCGTCTCTAATCAGGCCGCAGCCTATGTGATCCCTGCCACCACAATTGACCGCACTACATCGGTGTCGCTGGCCCAAACAACTGCCGGTGTGTCGATGACGCTTGCGACACCATCGGATGCCACTGTTTTCCGCATGGTGTTTATCCGCAATGCGGGGACGGCATCAACGAATGTCAACGGTGTCACGCTTGCGCCAGCTGATGCAACCCTGTGGGTTTATGCCAGCGGCTGGAAATTGGTCTCTGGTGGCAGTGGTCAGGCTCAGTCCGTTTCGTTCATTGCTGGCGCTGACTTGTCTTCTGGCGTTGCAGTTCGCCTGTCCGAAAACGGTAACGTGTACCCACTCGACTTCTCGGACACGGATGTTCTTTCAACAGGGACTTTTGGGACTGCAACGAGCGACAAGATTCAGGATGCGGTTTATGTCTCATCGACAAATCAGATTCTGGCGGTCGGCGCTTTGAATGGCGCAGGCATGCATTTGTATATCGGTCAGGTCAGCGGGAATTCGATCACTTGGAACTCACCACTGGAACTGTCCGCAGTCAACAAGGACACGGCGAACATCAAAGCGCGGCTGTCGTACAGCGCCACACTGAACAAACTGGTGTGTGTTTATATCGGTAGCGCAGGCAGTGTCATCATGACAGCGGTGACGCGCTCGGGCACCAGCTACACTGTCGATGTGTCTCAAGTTGTCGGTGCTGCAAGTGGGATCATTAACACCGATGTTGCGACAGACAACACTCACTTTTATGTGAGCCACGTTACCAATGGGACAAATCAACTCACAGTCACAAAGCTGCTTATTTCTGGCGCATCCGTCACATCGGTTGCTACGTCAACCCCGATGCCGGGAACGCCTGTGTCTCACTCACTGGTTGCGTACAAGCCGGGTTATCTTGCTGTATTTGCGAACGGTGGGAGCAATACATGGCTGAATCACTGGCGAACAGACACGCTCGTTTGGGGGAACGTGACAAACGTGGCAATTGCTGCGCATGCCCCAATTACAGATAACAAGATTCGAGCATTCCCTACAGCCACAGTTGGCCAGTTCATGGTTGCTTCGATGGGCACCGGCACTGGCTTCATGTTTAGCTTTAATTACACCGGAGACAACAGTGCTACAGGTGTCGGTATCACTACCTTGTACAGTGGTGGAGGTGCAGGCACAAACACCCGCGATGCTTTCCAGCTCAGCACCGCTGAACTGATCGCAGTTGACGATGGACAAATTCCAGTCAAAGGGACATACGGGTCAGCTACTCCAATTGCATACGCAGCGACTGCCCGTTCTGCATGGGTTCGCGCAGGTGTTGATTTTGGGCTTGGCTATGACGGTGCGGCTTCTCCACGGTTGTTCTACACCGGCTACGGTACTCTGGTCAGCTCTCGTTACCCAATCATCGGCATTACGCAGGCTTCGGCGCTTGCTGATGAAAGTGTGCCGGTTGTCACAAACGGCGAAGTGTCCAGCATTCATTCAGGGTTTACTCCGGGCACACTTGTCTATGCCAGTTCGACGGGTGCCCTGAGCACGACAACACCGAGCGAGAACATCGTCGGTATCGCTCTGTCTGCAAGTTCGCTCACTGTCGATTTGACTTTGCAGAGAAGCACATCATCACTGACTGCTGTTGCTTACGATGCTGGATCGTGGATTCAGGCCAAGGCCGACTCGCGGCTGACTGTTTGCGAGGCCCTTCAACTCTCAGACGGATCACGGGTGACTGGTGGCGTGGTGGCATGGACTGGTCACGGTCTTGTCACCGGGGCCAAGTATTACCTGAGCCCGACAACATCGGGCGGCTACACATCGACAAAACCCATTGAGGGAAGTCAGCTTGTCCAGCCACTGTTTTATGTGGCTGATGCAAATACGATTGTTGTGGGTGTGGGTGAATCGTCATATGTCGATGGTGCTCTCGCGGCGTCAACATTTGCCGATATCACCCCTCAGTATTTGACGGGTGGCGTGTGGGCAAGCGCCATCGCAAGCGGCGAGACAACGCTCGCAACAATGATGCGCGTTGGGGCATCTGGTTCTTTGAGGCTCAAGAGTTTCAAAGTCCGGTTTGACTCAGCTCACGCATACACTGTCGGCGCTCCTATTTACTTGAGCCAATCGACCGCAGGCAGCTTGACTTCTACGCGCCCCGTGACCGGGATCGTGCAACAAGTAGCATTTGCCGAAGACAGCCGCACGCTTGCAGTCAACGTCGATCCGTTTGAAACATCGTATGTCACAGCCCCCTTGACGATCGGAGCCATGAAAACAACCCCCCC